CTTCCTTGGTCCAGATGGACTGCGTACTGTTGCTGGTACAGAGAAGATTGGTGACGTTGAACTTGGTACAATTAGCCGACAGGTGCAGCCAAGATTTGAAGGACTAACTGACGTTGATGAATTTGACAGTGTAGTTCTGCCTGATAAAACACAGTACCGTATATTCTTTTCTAATGCAAATACGACACGTTCTAATACAACAGGTGTTATAGCAGTTAGAAAACAAACATATGAGTTTGCTGATATTCGTGGTATAAGACCAAGTAGCACAGACTTTATTGTTGATGAAGGTGAATCAATAGTATTACATGGCGAATATGATGGATTTGTATATCGTCAAGAACAGGGCAATGACTTTGATGGTAATACTATTACAGGTAAGTACAGGTCTCCTGATTTATCTTTAGGTGATTCAGGTATTCGTAAAAACTTTCAGCGTATAATTATTAATTACGCACCTGAAGCTGCTGTTAATGCAGACTTGTTTGTAAGATATGACTATGAGTCACCACAAGTACCACGTCCTGCTGCATATCCGTTTGACACTGCCACTGTTGTGGCTGTTTATGGTACATCTGTATATGGAACAGCGACATACGGTGGACAGTCAAACCCACTGGTCAGGCAACCGATTGAAGGTTCGGGATTTGCTGTAGCACTAAGAGTTAATGATAGAGGGGTATCAGCCCCATATTCGCTGAAGGGTTTTCAGCTAGAATTTGATGTAGGAGCAAGACGTTAATGGCAGGTTTTACCAGACAGTCCTCATATACTGATGGCGACATTATTAATGCTGCCGACAGTAATGATGAGTTTAACCAACTTGTAAATGCTTTTGCAAACACTTCAGGCCATAAACATGATGGCACTGCAGCAGAAGGTCCAGTTATTGGTTTAATTGGAGACCCCGGTGTAGCTACGCCTATTAACAAAGTTGTTGTTGACGATACAAATAATCGCATTGGTGTTTTTGTTGATGTGTCTGGCTCTACAACTGAGCAGGTTAGATTTCAAGATGGTGCTATTGTACCTGTAACTGATAATGATATTGACCTTGGTACAAGTAGCCTTGAGTTTAAAGATTTACATTTAGATGGCACTGCCAACATTGATAGTCTGGTAGCTGATACTGCTGACATTAATGGTGGTACTGCAGACAATGTTGTAATTGGTGGTAGCACTGCTGCTGCTATTACAGGCACTACACTTATAGCAAATACGAGTTTGAATATTGCGGGTGATGGTGCAACAGTTACAGGCATTAAAGATGAAGACAATATGGCTTCTAATAGTGCTACCAAACTGGCTACACAGCAATCTATTAAAGCATACGTAGATGCACAGCTAACTGCAGAAGACTTGGATTTTCAAGCAGACAGTGGTGGTGCATTATCTATTGACCTTGATAGTGAAACACTTACCTTTACTGGGGGTACAGGTATTGACACTAGCGGTTCTGGTAACGCTGTTACATTTGCTATTGATAGCACTGTCACTACTCTTACAGGGTCACAAACACTTACCAACAAAACTCTTACTACACCTATTATTGCAGAGATTGATAACGCCTCAGACATCACACTAGATGCTGGCGGTGATATTATCCTTGATGCAGATGGTGCAAATATTATATTTAAAGATGCTGGTACGTCTATATTAGATATTGCAAACAACTCATCTGATGTAGAACTTACCGTAAGCACAGCAGATAAGAACTTTGCTATTAAAGGTACAGATGGTTCATCTGCCATTACTGCACTTGACATTGACATGGCTCTTGCAGGTAAAGCCACTTTTAGTGGTGATGTTGTAGTTACAGGAGACCTGACTGTAACTGGTGATGATATTACTATGAGTACAAATACCTCTGGTCATATCATGGTAGCTGATGGCACAAACTTTAATCCTGTTGCTGTATCAGGTGATGTGACAATTAGCAGTGCTGGTGCAGTCACAATTGCAAACAGTGCTGTTGAAACAGCGATGCTTAATGCTAACGTAATTAGTGGTCAGACTGCTATTACTTCAGGATTAGACACAAGCAATGATACAGTTTTAATTCATGATGCAGATGCAGGTGCATTAAAAAAACTAACACTTGCTAACCTGTCCTCTGGTCTTGGTGGCATTACAGATATAGTTGCAGATACATCTCCACAGCTTGGTGGTGACTTAGATGTTAATGGACAGGATATTGTATCAACATCAAACGGTAATATTGACATCTTGCCAAACGGTTCTGGTGTAGTAAACCTTGATGGTAATGGTTCATCAGGCGGTGTGTCTATATCTGATGGTTTGATTGATATACGTACAGGCACAGGCAGTGTAGCAAAAGTAAATTTCTACTGTGAATCTAGTAACGCACATGCACAGACACTGCAAGCGCAACCTCACTCTGCTGGTGTAACAAACACACTGACTCTACCTGCTGGCGGTAATCAGGAAATTGTAGGTACAACAGCAACACAAACACTAACTAACAAAACACTGACTACACCTACTATTGACCTATCAGGTGTTACATCTTCAGGTGATTTGCCTGTGGCTGCAGGTGGTACAGGAGCAAGCACTGCTTCTGCAGCACGTACCAATCTTGGTCTAGCTATTGGTAGTGACGTACAGGCATATGATGCACAACTTGCAGATGTAGCTGGATTAGCTGTTACTGACGGTGGATTTATTGTAGGTGATGGTTCTAACTTTGTTTTAGAAACAGGTGCTACTGCACGTACATCACTTGGTCTGGGTACAGCAGCCGTTGCAAACACAGGTACATCAGCAAGTAACGTAGTTGTTTTAGATGGGTCAGCTAGACTGCCAGCAGTTGATGGCTCACAGCTTACGAATCTTCCATCAACAGGTGCTACAGCAGGTTTTGCAGTGGCTATGGCAATTGCACTTTAGTGCTTGACAACTAACCATAAATATGGTATAATTAAGTAACTCGTATTCAGGAGAAATCATGGCACAGGATTTTGAAAGAAACATTGCAAGGAATGTAGGCACGTCAGCTTCTACGCTACGTACTGCAAATTCCGATGATGCTCTTGTTGGTATCAATGTTGCTAATACAACCACCAGCCAAATCAATGTAGATGTCTTTATTAACGATGGGTCAAACGACTATTACATCGTGAAGACAGCACCGATTCCTGCGGGTTCGGCACTACAGCTACTTGATGGCGGTGCAAAGATTGTAATGCAATCCAGTGACGTACTGAAGGTACAGTCCGATACCGCAAGCAGCGCAGATGTTTGGGTCTCTGTTGTTGACTCAATTAGCACATAAGGAATAGCCCATGCCTTTAATCGGTAATCCTATCACTGCAAGTTTTCAGGCTAGACCTGCCACCCAAGAGTTTAATGGTGATGGGTCTACAACCACGTTTACTTTAAGTCAGACAGTAACTCAGGAAGATATCATCGTATCTGTAGATGGTGTCGTACAGGAAAGTGTTGATGCGTTCACTGTGCCAGACGGTACAACACTCACCTTTACTGCTGCACCGTCAAGCGGAACAGGTAACATCTTTGTAATCTACATGGGTGTATCTGCAGCGTCTGTAACACCTGCCGCAGAAAACAAGGGTACGTTTAAGGCAAGCGGTATCTTTCGTACCAACGCACAATCCCTTGCATCTAACACAACCATTTTGGCAACAGAGAACGCTAACGTAACAGGGCCACTTACAGTAGCCAGCGGTGTGACACTCACCGTTGAATCTGGTGGTACATTGGTGACGCTATGAGTACACTTAAAGCAGATACAATCGTAGCAAGTGATGGTAGCAGCCCAGCCACGCTGACTAAGCAACATGCAGCAAAAGGGTTTTGTCATTTTAACCAAGAAACGCCAGCTATAACAACAAGTTTTAATACATCTTCCTTAACTGACAGTGGCACAGGATATGGAAAGGTAAATTGGACTAATGCAATGAGCAATGCTAATTATAGCACCACTACTGGTAACACGGCTATCAATGCTATTGGAGGAAGCGAATATTCTACATGTTTAGCTGACGACAACGCTTACGTTACAAGAACAGCCTCTGCATGGTCTTTTAAAAGCATTTATGCAGGTACGAGTGCGGCTGCTGAATTTGACCCATCTACAGCAATATGTTCAGCTTTGGGAGATTTAGCATGAGTACCATTGAAGTAACAAATATCAATGATGTCTCAGGCAACGCCTCTTTGGTTACGGATAATGGTGGTCTGAAGACGGATAAATTAACAGGTAAGACAACTGCTGGCTCTATTGCTGTAACAGGTGAAGGTAATAGCACAACAACTAATCTTCAACAGGGGCTGGCAAAGTCATGGGTAACTTTTGATATGGCAAGTACAACCCCGGATGACTCTTTTAATAACTCAAGTCTTACAGATAGTGGAACTGGTGATTTTATTATAAATTTATCATCGGCTCACGCTACTGTTAATTATTCAGCAGTAGCCTATACAAATGCTTATGCTGGTGATTCTTGGTCTGGTGGCATGTCATTAGGATTAAAAACTTCTCCTTTAGACGCAGATTCTTATGTATTTAAGAGTTACAATGGCTCTTCTAATGTTGATGCAAAGCATAATTCTTCAGTAACACACGGAGACCTCGCATAATGGCTGGAAAGATTGTAGCAGACCAACTAGAACACAGCACCGCAGGGTCGCTTGATACGCAGTTTGTTGTGAACGGTAGTGCGAAGGCTTGGAACTTTTTTGATGGAAGTGCTGGAACTATTGCTTATGCAGATAGCTTTAATTCAAGTACACTGACAGATATTGGAACAGGAAATCATAAGTACGCATTTACCAATAGCATGAACAACGCTAATTTTTCTTTTGGGGGTGCTGCTATTATTGATGAAACAACTTTTGGCCTGTTAACAGGCACAGAGATAGCTGGAAGTCACGCCCGTTCTACTTCTTCTTCAGGTGGCTTTTTTACTACAAACACAGCATCTGTAAATAGTTCCGCTAATGCGAATAGCGTATCTACTCAAATCTTTGGAGACCTCGCATGACAGTGACACCTGAGTTTCAAGGCACACACTTATGGGATAGACTGTGCTGGGCAAAAGAAAACTTAGAAGCCTATCAATCAGAGTATCGTGTGGTATACGAAGACAGCATTGACGAGTGCGCTAAGATACTTGTACCTGACCCCAATTGGATGGCAGCAGCTATGCAGGGCGGTATCCTACCACCTGTGTGGGTTTACTGGGAACTTGCCAAGGACGAAGCGCAACCTGACTTTAAGAAACATACTCGTGGCTACCTGTTGCATCAGACAGAGCCAGTGGATGCTATGACAGAAGAAGAAGCTATTGAGTACCTGATTATGAAAGACTGCCCCCAGCACGTTTGGCGGGAATGGAATACAGGCAATAAACCAAAGATGGTTATTTGCAGCAAGGAACAGTTACCAAGCACTAGAGAGTGGCGCAATGCTTGGAAGATAACTGAAGAACTAACCGTCACTGATTTAGCAGCCTAAGAGGAGAAACCTAATGGCAACAACATACATCGTAGATAAGGACGGGAATCAGATTGATGCTTCTACGGCTACCGTTCCTTCTGACCGTCACTTTCGTGGTGCATGGTCATTGAGTGGCAAAGTCATATCAGAAGATATGGACGCAGCCAAAGTAATCTTCAAGGACAAAATCCGTGAAGTTCGTGCGCCTCTGCTTGAAGCAGAAGACGTAGTGTATATGAAGGCACTTGAAGCTGATGATGCAGATGCAAAGACTGCTTCTGTAAATAAAAAGAAAGCTCTTCGTGATGCCCCGGCAGCATCTGCAATTACTAATGCAGATACAATCGCAAAGCTAAAGGCAGCTTGGGATACAAGTGTACTTGGTGACAGCCCTTACGCATAATGCGTGGGGCTTCCCCTGTTTGGAGTAGGTAGATGGCGTTAACTAAAGTAAGAGCAGGTGGGTATGCCGCTGGGGGTATTATTCAAGTGCAATATACACAGTACACAAGTACAACTAACACTACTGTTGCAAATGCTACAAATGTAGAGTTATCACACTTGGCTGTAAATATTACTCCTACAGCTACAAATAGTATTATTATGATTGAAGCTCAAATAGTTGGTGAATGGAATCCTATGTCAACTGCTTACGATTCTGGTTGGTTTTTTTACAGAGATAGCACAAAATTAGCAGCACCTGCTGACGGTAGTAGAAGTATTACGGTTCTTCCTACTACCATGATTAGTATTACTGCTGAAGACCAAACTACTTCACCTGAAACAGCATTTTACAGTTATTTTGATACACCTAGCTCAACCTCTCAAATAGCTTATAAAGCGGGGGTGGTTCAGGGGTCAGGCGGTTCAGCTGTCTGGTACACTAACAGAACAGTCACAGACTCAGATTCTGTTAATTATGAAAGAGGTGTTTCATTTATAAGAGCAACAGAGATAGCGGGGTAATCAGATGCCTTACATAGGAAAATCCCCAGAGTTCGGTGTTCGTAACCGCTTTGTCTACCAAGCAACT